AACTCAAGGAACGTGATGAAGTTCTTGCAGAGTACACAACACAAAGTCATGAAGCTTCTGTTGGAGAAATCCTAGAATCTTTCGGACTCAATCGTAAAATCTCACAATTCATCCCAGATGATGTCGAGGCAGATGAAGATGCTATCGCACAATGGTTAAACGAATACGGCGATGCATTTGGTATTGAAGCCGTTGAAGAGGGGATAGAAGAATCCCCCGACGCTCAAGTATATGAGCGAATGTCAAGCTTTGATGATGGCGCAATGGACCCATACGTGGGTCAAGACATAGCTTCTCGTATAGCGAACGCAAATTCGCCAGAGGAGTTAAGCGCTTTTCTTAAAAGCTGATAGTCCACAATAACCCTCAATTAGAAGGAAATTATGCCTACAACACCCGCAACGTCAACTACGACATCAACGATGTCGAACTTGATTCAGACGGCGTATGATAAGTATATCGAGTTTGCCCTTCGTTCAGAGCCAATGTTCCGCAAGTTTGCGGATAAGCGCCCTGTCGATGTAACAAACCCTGGTAATACTGTCGTATTCCAGGTCTACACAGACCTATCTCGTGCTACCACAGCACTAACTCAAACCCAAGACCCAGATGCAGTAACACTTAACAACACCAATAAGGTGAATGTTACAGTTGATGAATACGGCAATGCTGTAATCACAACTGAGCGTCTTGCTCTTGAGTCCCTATCCGCAATCGACCCAGCTGTTGCAGACATGTTGTCATTCAACTTGCGTGACTCACTAGACTCACTCGTGTGGTCTAAGCTCACATCTCTTGCAACAATGCGTTATACAGGAAGCTCCTCTGCTGATGAGTCAACACTCAACGGTGAAGACGTTTCAGCAAGCACCACCGCTGCATACATCTCTTCTGCTCTCGCACGTAAGGGTGTTGCAAAGCTTCGCGGTGCATCTGTACAACCACGTGATGGTGGTTACTACACAGCGTTAATTCACCCAGATGTTTCTTATGACCTTCGTTCAGAAGCAGCAACCTCTGGAAACGTATCTTGGCAACTACCTCACACCTACACAGAGGCTGGCGTAGCCAACCTTTGGTCTGGTGAAATTGGTGTGTTCGACCAGGTTCGTTATATTGAAACTGCTCGTGCTGAATCTATTTCAGGTTCTGGTACATCAAAGGTATACGCAACTGTTCTACTCGGAAAGCAGGCTCTTATTGAGGCTGTTGCATACGAGCCAAAGACAGTCATCGGTCCTGTAACTGACAAGTTAATGCGTTTCCGTCCCGCTGGATGGAAGGGTCTTCTCGGTTGGAACATCTACCGTAAAGAAGCTCGCTACGTCATTAAGTCAAAGTCAAGCATCGCAACTGCGTAGTTTACAAAGTAAGAGGGGTGGGCAACCACCCCTCTTCTCAACAGGAGGAACATGGCTAAAAAGAAAAAGGCTGAAGAATTATCCTTAGATTTTTTTACACCACTCCAGCAGTACGCACATCAGGCTCATGAGTTATACAACTCATTTGCTTCGGCAGGTTTTTCAGAAGGTGAAGCATGGGAGTTAATGATTCGTCATCTTCCTGACTGGGAACTAGAAGCACCAGAGTACACAGAAAAAGACATAGAAACAATACAAGAAGAGATAGAGGAAGAATAACAATGCCAAATGTAAACGGAAAGAAGTTCCCTTATACTGCAAGCGGAATGGCTATGGCTAAGAAAGCAGCCAAGAAGACTGGCAAGAAGATGGTAGTAAAGCCTGCGGTTAAAAAGGCAATGATAAAGAAAATGAGCAAGAAAGCTTACTAATGTCATCGGGTCGATACAAGCCACATCATGGCTTTAACCCAATACAGATTAAAAACGGAATGATAGTTCGTGTTCGTAAAGACGGACGTATTCAATCGGTACTAGGAAAGTACGGAGAGTATAATAAGAATGGACCCAAGACTAAAGAGGGCAGGAGTATCGGGTTTTAATAAACCTAAACGTACTCCAAGTCATCCAACCAAATCTCATATTGTCGTAGCCAAATCTGGCACACAAGTAAAGACAATTAGGTTTGGTCAGCAAGGCGTATCTGGTTCTCCTAAGAAATCTGGAGAAACAAAATCCTATCGCCAACGTCGTCAATCATTCAAAGCTCGTCATTCTAAGAACATAGCTAAAGGCGTTATGTCAGCAGCATACTGGGCAGATAAGGCTAAATGGTAATGGCAAAAATATTCCGTGGTCCAAGCATGAAAATCAAACTTGGTCGTCAATACGACTTATGGTTTGTTGCATACAACTGGGGAAAAACAGTTGTCAAAAGTAACGGAACTTGGTCAACCATAGTTTCACCACAAGATAGCAGCTTGGCTGATTATGACAAAGTGCTTCGTGGTGGATATGACAACCCAATTACTGACTCAGAGGCAGCAGAGTTAACTGCTGCAGGATATGGTGAATACATTGTCGAAGTGTAGAACTGGATGCCCTACCCAAAACCATGAAAGTTGGGGTGACTGCCTTCGTGCAGCTAATCTCAGCATATCTAATCTAACTGTAATGGCTGATATAAAGAATACCGATAAAGAATTAAGCGCTTATCGTGAAGCTCGCAAGCAAGGAATACAACCTGCTACAACAAAAATGAAAGACATTCAAAACGCGGTCAGGGCATCTGACCTTATCGGAAGGGCAGCAAAGGCATAATGGCAACATTAAACCAACTGACTGAACAAACCCTTGGCGAAGTAAACTCTTATGTCAAGAACCAAGAATCCGTAACTGTGATTACTAGCGCAGCTACTGCTGGAGATTTAACCATGTTGGTCGATGACTCAACAGCGCTTAGTAAAGGCATTGTTGAAATAGATGATGAACTTATTTATCTAAAGAAAGTTATTGCTGCTAGCGGTAGTATCCAGGTGCTTGGAGTTTCAGGTAATACAATAGGACGTGGCTGGCGTGGCACAACAGCAACAAGCCATGTTACTGGCTCGGTCGTAAGAAACAATCCAATCTTCCCAAGAACTCAAGCAAAGAGAGCAATCCTTGAAACCATAAAAGGAATGACCTTCCCTTGTGTTTCATACCATACATTTACTTTTGATGGTTCTGACTATTCATACATACTGCCAGATGCGGTAGAAGATGTTGTTGGTATCTCATGGGACTTACCAGACTCAACTGGTGTATGGCAGATTATTAAGAACTATCGAATAGATAAAAACTATTATGACACTACCACGGCATCTATCAAGACAGCCTTGATTCTCAAAGAATCACCAATGCCTGGTCGTACAGTCAATGTGCAATATACAAAGTTTCCAACAGTAATTACAGATAACCAAGAGTTAACTGTTAGTGGTCTTCCAGCATCTTGCGAAGACGTAGTTCGTCTTGGTGCTATGTATCGTTTGTTATCCACAGTAGACCCTGGAAAAGTCACAGCAACTACGGTATCTGCGGATGTTTTGGACCAACCAGTTGCAGCTGGCGCTTCTACCAGCACAGCAAAATATATATTTCAGCTTTACACTGTTCGCTTGCAAGAGGAAATTGCCAAGCAACAAGATAAATTCCTTAACACTATCCAGTATACGAGGTAATCAATGCCAACAATTTCACGTTATTATAGCTCTACCGCAGCTAAGACAACACTGTCTAGTGCGGTTGATGCAAGCACGACAAGCACAAGCTTGACGCTGGCTGCTGCCACTGGTTTACCATCGCAGTACCCATTTACACTTATTCTTGAAAAGGATACCGCCAACGAAGAAATCGTAACGGTAACCGCCCTTGTTGGTACTGCATATACGGTAACTCGCGCTGTTGATGGAACTAGTGGTAAGTCACACTCAGTTGGAGCAACAGTAGAACACGGTGTTTCTGCTTTAGACTTTTCGGATTTTCGTACACATGAGGCTGGCACATCAGCACACGGAGTAACTGGAGATATTGTAGGAACTGGCGGAGCACAGACCCTGGCTTCTAAGACTCTTACATCACCAACAGTTAATACACCAACCATTGCTGGTGCAACAATCAGCGGTACGTTTACATCTACCGCAACAATTACTGGTGGCACATACTCCACCGCAACTTTAGGTTCTAACCTATCTGCTGGTGGATTTAAGATTACAAACCTTGCTACACCAACATCATCTAGCGATGCTGTTCGTAAAGACTTTGCTGACGCTCAAGTTGCTGCTGCTGCGACATCCGCAGCATCGGCAGCAACCAGCGCTACTGCAGCAGCAACCTCTGCTGCATCCGCTGCAACGTCAGCTACATCCGCTGCTAACTCAGTGGCTACTATTCAAACATCTGCTACATCAGCTGCAAGCTCAGCTACTGCTGCAGCAACTTCAGCAACTAGTGCTGCTGCGTCAGCAACAGCTGCTGCCACTTCAGCATCCTCTGCTCTTACATCTCAAACTTCTGCAACCACTTCTGCTACATCAGCAGCAGCGTCTGCAACAGCAGCAGCAACTAGTGCTTCATCTGCATTAACTAGCCAAACTTCGGCAGCAACATCTGCAACGTCTGCAGCAACAAGTGCAACCAGTGCAGCCAATAGTGCTACCACAGCTGCAGCATCTGTTGCCTCAATTGCAGGGTATGCAACCGCTGCAGCATCAAGTGAAACCGCTGCTGCTTCTTCGGCTACTGCTGCTGCTACATCTGCATCATCGGCTTCTACGTCAGCATCTAGTGCTTTAACATCACAGACCTCTGCAGCAACCAGCGCTACAAGCGCTGCTAATAGTGCGACTACCGCTGCAGCTTCCGTGGCTACTATTCAAACTTCAGCAACCAGTGCTGCTAACTCGGCAACCGCTGCTGCAACCAGTGCATCAAGTGCTGCTACTTCTGCTGCCAGCGCAGCAGCTAGCGCAGCAAGTATTGTAGGAGATGCAGCTGCTGCTGCTACGTCAGCATCATCTGCTGCTGCAAGTTTTGATTCGTTTGATGATAAGTATTTAGGTGCTAAAGCTTCGGCTCCATCTTTAGATAATGATGGAAACGCTCTAGCAACAGGCGCTTTATATTGGAACACAACCAGCAATCTTATGTTTGTATGGGGTGGAGCATCGTGGGGTTCAATCTCATCCTCAGCTGAAATCTTCCGCTATAAATATATAGCAGCTGGTGGAGAAACTTCTTTCAGCGGGGTAGATGCAAACAGTGCAACTCTTTCTTACTTAGTTAACAAAGAACAAGTATATCTAAACGGTGTGCTACTAGTTCGTAACTCTGACTACACGGCAAGCAATGGCTCAAGCATTACTTCTTTAGCTGCCTTGGCTGTTGACGACATATTAGAAATTATTACTTTTACTTCTTTTGAAGTCGCTAATGCTGTAACCCAAAACAACTTTGATACAGGTCAACAAGAACAAAACATATTAGCAATCATGGGGGTATTTTAATGACAAAAGCAAGAACGCTTGCGGATAACTTTGCTGCAGACATAAACGCAATTACCGCATCAACGCCCCTTACAGGTGGCGGAACATCAGGCACAGTAACTGTTAGTATTCAAGATGGAACCACATCCCAAAAAGGTGCAGTACAACTTGAAGATTCTACTGCTAGCACATCAACTACTAAGGCTTCCACACCTAACTCCGTTAAGTCAGCCTATGACTTGGCTAATGGTGCTATTGCCAAGTCTTTAGTAGATGCCAAAGGTGACTTACTAGTTGGCTCTGCAAACGATACAGTAAGCCGTCTAACCGTTGCATCTACTGCAGGCTACCTTCTTTCGGTTGACTCTGCGGAAAGCACAGGCCTTAAATGGGCTGCTCCTGCTAGTGGTGGTAGTTTAACTTTACTAAGCACAACTACGCTTACTGGTACTAGCAACTCAATAACAATAGCACCTACAGGTTATGTTAATCTCTTGGTCTTATTTAGAGAAGTTCACGCTGCTTCAAACAATGGCACATTCTTTGGAAGGTTTAATGCTGACACTGGAAGCAATCACATTTACGGCCAATGGCGTAAATATATGGGCGGTGCAGGCGATTTCCAAGTGCCACAAAATCAATCAAGTTTTGAAATCACAAATCAATTAGGAACGAGTAGTGCTTATCAAAGTGCATTGAGTGGTTCTATGGATGTTTTCCGCGTAACTGATACGAGCAAAATTGCTTTTGAATGTAGAGTCCTCAACTTTAATGATAGTTCTCAGGCAGGTTGGTATCACACTTATGGCAACTATAACGCAAGCGCAGCAATCACCAATTTGACTTTATTTGGTTCTCAGAATTTATCAGGCACAGTTTACATTTACGGAGTAAAATAATGACTAAACCAACAATTATGTTTCACAATACTGAAACAAATGAAATTGTAGAACGCGAAATGAACGCTGAAGAATTGGCACAATGGGAATCTGATATTGCTTATTATGCTGCAAAAGCAGAATTAGCCAAAGCCGAAGCCGAAGCAAAGGCCACCCAAAAGGCAGCCCTGCTTGACAAACTAGGCATCACCGAAGACGAAGCAAAACTTTTACTATCCTAACAAACAAACAGAAAGGTATGTAGTAACTAATGGCTACAACAAGTAAGGCACTGGCTAGAACAGCAGCTGCCACATCCTCAGCAACACTATACACAGCACCAAACACATCTAGCGTGGCGGTAGTAACCAACATCGTGTTGGCTAACGCAGCCACCTCTGCATCAACAGCAACCATTGCTCTTGATGGCATAGTGATTATTCCAGCGGTTAGCCTTGCTGCTAACTCTGTGGTTGGGTTTGATATGAAGCAGGTTATACCTGCTGCTAACCCAGCAAAAACTATTACTGGCTTTGCATCTACAACTGCTGTGTCAATCCACATCAGTGGAGTGGAGATTTCATAATGGCACTATCACAATATCCTTTTAAGGGTGGCATTCCTACAGGTAATACGGCAGGTAGACCAGCCAGCGCTGTGGTGGGCGATGTTTATTACAATGGCCAATTAGGTCTTCTTGAAATTTTTGATGGCTCTGAATTTATTGCTTGTTCTGCACCGCCAACCCCGCCAACAATTGCAACTCCAACAGATGCTTCAACAACTGATGCTTATACATCTACTGCTGGAAAACTATCTGTAGTATTTACCGATGGCGCAGGTGGTGGATTAGTTGGTCAGCGTAATGCTTTTACTACTGCTGGAGGACATAGCGCTTTTAGTAGCGGAACAACTGTAACTATTGCTGGTCTTACTCCAGGAACATCTTATACTCTTTATGGTAATTCAGCAAATGATTTTGGAACTTCTGTTAATACTCCAGAGGCAGTACCAGTGACTCCTACAACTTTACCAGAAGTAAGAACTATTGGCACAGCAAGCACATCTGGTACAACGTCAGATGTAACAGTAACTTGGACTAATACTAACAATGGTGGTAAAAACCTTACCTCTATAACAATTACTCCGTTTCTTAATGGAACAACTGCTGGAACTCCGCAAACTGCTGCATCTACAAGTTCTACGTCATATGCATTTACTGGTTTAACCCAAGGTTCTTCTTATACTTTTAAAGTTAAAGCAACTAATGCTAATGGTACTTGTGCTGACTCAACTGCTACTAACTCTGTAACTATTCCTACGCTTGTTACAGTAAATTATCTTGTTGTTGCTGGTGGTGGAGGTGGCGGTTCTGGTAATGAGGCTGGCAACAGCGAAGGGTCAGGCGGTGGTGGTGCAGGTGGTATGCGTTGTAGTGTTACTGCTACTGGTGGTGGTGGTACTTTAGAATCTGCATTAAATGTTGGTGTTGGCGCTAGCGTAACTGTGACTGTTGGTGGCGGTGGTGCAGGAGGTGCAAACGGCGGTAACCCTGGTACTTCTGGTACTAACTCTGTATTTTCTAGTATAACTTCTACTGCTGGTGGTGCTGGTGGTGGACCTTCCAGTGGGGCAGGAACTTCTGGTGGTTGCGGAGGTGGCGGTGGAGCAGGAGGTGGTAATGCACAAGGAGGAGCAGGGACAGAAAATCAAGGATTTAGAGGTGGAAACGGCGTTAGTGGCGGAAACTCTGCTGGTGGTGGTGGAGGAACAGGTGCAGCAGCGGTAAACGCTGGTAACACAGGCGGCGATGGTACAGCAACTAGCATTACAGGCTCATCACTAACTTTTGGCGGCGGCGGGGGTTCTGGGAAGTATTCTGGAACTACTTCAGGCGGAAGCGGTGGTGGTGGTGCTGGTGCTAGTTCTGGAACTGCTGGTGCTGGAACTGCTAATACAGGCGGTGGTGGCGGTGGCAATGGTCGTTCTAGTACTACAGGTGGAGCTGGTGGTTCAGGCGTTGTAATTCTTCGCTATCCAAGTTCTAGGACTATTACAGTTGGTGCTGGACTAACTGCTGATGTAACAGGTACTGATGGTTCTTTTTCATATAAAAAATTTACTGCTGGCACAGGGAATGTGAGTTGGTCATAATGGCACATTATGCGTTTATAAATAAAGACAACATAGTAGTTAATGTAATTACTGGTGTTGATGAAGATGTAACTCAAACTGATTTAGATGGTACACAAGTTGGTGGTTCATCTGAGGCTTGGGAAGCATTTTATGCTTCTCGTCCTGAGTTTGAAGGATTAACTTGCAAACGTACTTCTTACAACGGAAATATCCGTGCAAACTATGCTGGCATTGGATATAAATACGATAAAGATTTTGACGTATTTATTGCACCACAACCTTATCCATCTTGGAAATTGAATTATGCTACTTTTCAATGGGAAGCACCAGTTTCTAAACCAGAAAATAGCGATGATTATTTTTGGATATGGTCTGAAATAAACAAAGAATGGATTAAAGTAGAACTACCAATAGAAAACTAAGGAGAAACAAATGAATGAAAAAACCGTATCGGCTATTAAAAGCTACGTGCGCCATTTTATTGGTGCTTGCCTTGCTGCCTTTACTGCTACTGGTGGGGATATCTTCACTGTTGACGCATCGGGAGCCAAGGCTATCTTCACAGCAGGAGTGGTGGCAGTGCTGCCCGTCTTGCTCCGTGCTTTAGATACATCTGATTCAGCGTTCGGTAAGACAGAGTAATGAGTCCCAACGAATGGGCAGCATTAGCCGTAGCAATACTTACTTTAACTGCTGGCTTTGCTGGTGCTGTCCGTTGGATGGTTAAACATTATCTCTATGAACTTCGCCCCAATGGGGGGTCAAGTGTCAAAGACACCGTCGATAGATTAGAGAAACGTATTGACAGTTTATTTGAACTAATAGCGGGAAAGTCAAATGAATGAAACCAACTGTAGCCAAGAAAGCCACGCCTGCTGCAATTGCTGTGCTCCGTCAAGCGACGGCGTTAAAACCGAAACGCAAGAAGGCAAGCGATGGGCTCCTGCCCAGTGCTGCTCACCTCAAGGCGAGTCCGACTTCGGACCACAATACTGGGCTAGCAGTAGACCTTACTCATGACCCAGCTAATGGTATTGACTGCGCTGTTATCTTTGAGAAACTAAAAGAAGATGCACGAGTCAGTTACCTAATTTTTGATAGCAAGATTTGGTCGGCTGAGAAAGCTGAACTAGGTAACAGGGGTTATGCAGGAAGTAACCCACATACCAAGCACATGCACATTTCTATCAATGACGGTCATGGCAATGACACTAGTCCTTGGTTCTGGTGGATGAATCAACCTAAGTTGATTAATCAAGTTAAGGCAGCCGTTGCTGCCATACCAGTAAAGAAAGCTTACCCAGCAGAAGATACATCTAAATGCTGTCAGCACTGTCCATCTAAGAAGTAGGGGTAAATCGTGGCAACAAATAACAAAGACCTTGTTGGTGACCTACCGATTATCTTTAGTCAAGCAATTCCTACGGCGTTGGTTAGATACAGACGCGAAGATTTTGCTGCAAGCTATGCAATAGGTGGTACTGCTTGGCTGTCTGCTGCCAATGACCAAAACAAAATTAGTCGTATTACTACGACATACCAGAAAGAACGTATTGACCAGAGCTCTACCGCTGGTGAGCAATCGTTATCCAACTGGTGGCTTAGGTCTGCTACATCCTGGCATCACGGTGCTGGTGAACGCTTTTATGATTCTAACGCATCTGACCAATTTAGATTCTACGAATCTAATAATATTGATGTATGGAATGTCGGTGAGATAAAACTTCTACCTAAGACTACACAGTTATCTACTACAACTATAACCGCTAAGCCTGCCACGGTGAACAATGGCGCATTTTATATTCAAAGCGGTAATGTTTTTTATTACAATGGTTCTACTAATGCCAGTACATCAACATCTCTTGCAACTTCAGTAACAGCTCAAGTTATATCATCAGATGGTAACAGCGCTATTGTTGGTGCTAGTGATGGTATCTATTCAGTAAGCACTTCACTATCTGTAACCAAGCTTTGGTCTAAACCAAACGGTGTTACTACATTTACTGTCCAGGCTATTGGCTTTGTTAAAGACCGTATTGTTATCGGAGTCAAAGAAGATACTACGCAATGCGTAGTCTATGAACTATCTAGGTTTCCTACCTCTACCCCAACAACTATGGGTAATACAGAAGAGCGATACACATTCAAAGATTCTAACTTGGTATGGGAATCAGTCGGTGAACTAAACAGTGCTATCATAATTGGCTATACACTTGGCGCTATATCACGTGTGTTGTCTTTCTCTATAGATTTAGCATCACCGCTAGCTTCAATCAAAGACCCAATCGTTATTGCCGAGCTACCTCGCGGTGAAACCTTGCACCAAATTCGGACATACTTAAACGAGTACGTAGTTATGGCTACTACTTCTGGGCTTCGTGTTGGAGAACAAAGTACTGACGGATTAAGTTTTACTTATGGACCACTCAGTGTTGTTGGCGATGTCAAAGACATTGCATTTAATAATAGATATATATACGCGACTCGTAACTATGCCATCAATGCAATTAAAGGATTGTGGCGTGTTGATTTAGGTCAAGCAATAGACAATGGCTATGCCTACGCTGCCGACCTTGCTACGGATTCAGCAGATATAGTAGGTGTCTGTTTTATTGGAACCACTGCACGTAAGTTCATAGTTGGTGCATCTGGTGTATGGACCGAACATGCAACAGAACTTTGTACATCTGGAACTATCAGCTCTGGATTAATTCGTTGGGGTACTGCAGAAAATAAACAACCAGTATCTCTTGCGGTTAGGACCGAAGGTACTGGAGGAACAGTAGGTTTCTCAGTAGCCAATCAAGATGGAGTATCCACAGGTATTGAATCAATACCACTTACTGGTTCGACTGACTTTCAATTGTCGGCAAGCTTGCAACCATCTGACCATTTTGAAATTACATTGACCTTAACTCGTAGCACAAGCAGTGCAACAGTTGGTCCGACTGTAGAGGAATGGCAGTGTCGTGCTCTACCAGCACCACTTCGTTCCCGTACACTTACTATCCCATTGCTATGCTATGAAGAAGAAAGAGATTCGAATGGAGTCACAAGAGTATCCGCACCATGGGAACGGATTAGTTATCTGGAACGCATTGAACAAAATGGAGGAGCGGTACTCTACCAAGACTTTTCTTCGGGAGAAGAACGAGTCTGTACAATCCGTGCTGTCCAATTTGAGCAGACTGCTCCACCCTCATTCGCAACAGGATTCGGTGGAATAGTTACGATACAACTACAGACTATCGATAACGAAGTTCCAATTCAGTAATGCAAGAGAACAAACTAATATCCCTGGTATCGCCAGGAGAGCGCCACCCATTGGTAGAAGCAGTTAGGGTGGCACTCAATATCGCTGGAGATGATGTGCTAGATGCTTCCCTCGCTGAAGTGCTTAGGGGTTTGCAACATAAGCTTTCCATCCCAGCAG